GACCCAGATTACTCGTAATTAAAGGAGCAACTGAAGCATATCCATGGTTTGTATTTGATTCTGCTAGAAATCCACACAATTTAGTAGATAAACATTTAAGATGGAATGGTAGTGATGCAGAAGCAACAGAGCCAACAGGTGCAAGAAAAGTAGACTTTCTTAGCAATGGTTTCAAGGTGATGGCAGATGAAGCAAGTTTAAATGGTTCTGGAGATACTTACGTCTATATGGCATGGGGTGACGTACCATTCAAATATAACAATACTTTTTAGGAGGTGAAATAATATGTGGGCTTTAATAAAGGATAATAAAATAGAGGAGATTATAAAATTTCCCAAAACAATGGTAATAGATGATGTTACTCATTCTAGGCGAATTTTTACAGCATGGACTTGGGATGAACTTAATGCCATAGGTATTTATACAGTAGAAGCAGGAACACAAGGTGATGATAGGTTTGAAATAACTTCAAGTCCTACTTACACCTATAGTGCTTCTGGTAAAAAAGTAACTACTGCGTACACTACAACTGATAAAACATTAACCGATACAAATAATGTAGATGAAGATGGTAAAGCTGTATTAGACTACAAAGGCAATCAAACAGTAACACTAGGTTTAAAATCTATAGCTAAGAATCAAGCTAAAGAAACAGCAAATAGTCTTATAAAACAATTTAATTGGCTTGTAGAGAGGTCTATCTATGATAGTAGTAAAACTATACCAAGTGCAGTTGGAACGTATGTAGGAAAGATTAAAGCAGACTGTGCTACCATAGAAGCAGCAATAGATGGTGCAAGTGATATGGCAGCTTTTAAAAAATTATATGAATGGGAATATAATGAAGATGGTAGTGTAAAAACTATCGCACCAATACAAAATTGGAGTGATGATTATGATGTTAAAACGTATATACGATAAAATTAAGAAAAGATTATTTGGTAAATTATGCGAGTGTAAACCTAAGAAAAAAGGTAGACCTAGAAAGGATAAATAATGGCTACAAACTCAGAAGCAAGACAAGCATCTATAAGAGCAGTAACCTCTACAACAGCATTACATAACGAAGATTGGTTAGCTTTATTTGCAGCAAGGTCTATACCAGCAGGTACATTTAACGAAAGAATGTTAGCTTATATTAATGGTGAGTTAAGTACATCTTACACTGATATTAACTTAGCATTACAAGCATTTGCTACAGACCAAGATGATTTTAACTTTTCTAGTATGGGGACATTTACACCATGAGCCAACAATCATTAAGACAAAAGAGTTGCAGAGATGCTTCAGATACAACAGGTACATACAATGAGGATTGGATGAAAACCTTTGAAGAAGCTGGTATAACTACAGGTACATTTTCTGAGAGAATGTTACAATATACAAGAGAACAAGGTTCTGCTTGGGATAATGCACAATGGGATGTATCAAGTTGGGGGCAGGGTGCTTTTGTAAATGTTAATCAATCAATGGCACAATTAGGTAAACAAAATGGTACAACAGTTCCTGGTTCTCTATGGAGTAGTCTAGGTACATTTAGTGCCGATTAGGAGGTATTATGGCTATTACAGCACTTATAGCACCAGCAACTAAACTTTTAGGTAAGTTTATACAAGACAAAGACAAGAAAGCAGAGTTAGCTCATAAACTAGCTACAATGGCAGACGAACACGCACAACAATTAGCATTAGCACAAATCAAACTTAATACAGAAGAAGCAAAAGGTAACTGGTTTCAATCAAGTTGGAGACCTCTTGTTGGCTGGATATGTGCGTTATCATTAGGTATAAACTTTATGGTAGTTCCTATATGTAGTGGATTTGGTATAAGTATACCACAAGCTGACATGTCTGTGATGATGCCTTTATTATTAGGTATGTTAGGTATCGGAGGTTTGCGTAGCTTAGACAAAATTAAAAAGGTTGATTCTAAAAAATGAGAGTAGATAAAGGTAAATTAATAGATATGTTAATTCTACATGAAGGATTAGAGTTAAAACCATATCAATGTACAGCAGATAAAACAACAATCGGAGTGGGTAGAAACTTATCTGATGTAGGTATTACAGATGAAGAAGCAAAGTTTTTATTATTAAATGATTTGCAAAGAATACAAAAAGAAGTAGAACATTGGACATTTATGGAATCATTAGCAGAGCCTAGACAAGCTGTATTATTAGACATGGTATTTAATATGGGTATTAGTAGGTTTAATGCTAATACATGGGTTAAGACCTTTGCAGCAATACAAGATAAAGATTTTGAGAAAGCTGCAAATGAAATGTTGGAGAGCAAATGGGCAAAACAGGTAGGTCAAAGAGCTATACGATTATCACAAATGATGCGTAAAGGGGTATGGTATGTCGATTGACCCTATGATGATGTGGAATTTAATTATAACTGTGGTTTTAGGACCATTTGCATGGGCATTTTCTAAAATGTTTAATGAAGTAAAAAGATTACAAATACTTCTAAACAAAACTAGAGAAGATTTAGGTAAAGAATATGCTACAAAATCCGAGCTTCACAATGAAACACGAGAAATTAAAGAGCTAGTATTAAGACTAGAAGTTAAACTCGACAGGTTCATTGAGAAGCATAATGGTTGAGCCAGTAACTGCCGTACTAACTGGTATAGCATTAGTTAAAAAATCAGTAGACTTTATTAAGAGCAATATCAGTACAGCACAAGATATTGGTGATATTATTGGTCATGTAGATAAAGCACTTAATGGTCAACAAGAAGTTATAAAAGCCAGAGATAAAGCTAATGTAGACCACTTTGCAGTAGAGAACGTAGCGAAAGAAGTGATAGATGCTAAATTAGCACAAGAGCATCTCTATGAAATGAAACAATTAATCAACCTTCGCTTTGGTCATGGAACTTGGGAGTTTATCTTAGAAGAACGCAAAAAACGTATTGATGCAAAAAAGAAAGCAATAAAAATAGCAAAAGCTAAAGCCAGAAAAAAACAAGAAGAAATGGTAGAAATGATTAGAAATATATTTTTAGTTGTAGGAGGTTTTATATTTATAGGGTTATGTGCTTTCTTAGGATATATATTGTTTATATCAAAAGGAGTGGCACACCCAGTAGAAGGAGATGATAAATCATGCAAACTATATGAGCCTAAATACTATCTTATCTGTTTAAATGAAGGCAGAGGATATGCAGATACACAATTATACCTAGATTATCAATTACAAAAAGATAACTGGATAATAGAAAAAGATTGATTCCTATATTAGGATGTGTATACTTGTCAAACGGACTAGGGATTTTATTAATATTAAAAATGAAAGGTATAGTTACCTACAATTTTTTATAATAAAAATAGATAATTTCATATTGTGGTATTTAAAATTTATCAACCTCTAGTTCGTACTATTCATAGCCATCATTTAATATTTTCCTTGCTTTATCAGCAGCACTTATAGATGAAAATTTATCGATAGTTTTATTTGTATAAACCTTTACTTTTTTTCCCCATCTTCCCTGAGCGCCTTTTTTTCCTGCTTTACTTTTTTTATCAACAATATCTTTTATTTTATTTTTAACTTCTCTTATTCTTTTTTGAGATACTTTATCACCTTCATCTATTAACAAAGGCAATATATTATACATCAGCTTTTCATATTTTTTATTATCTTTTATGCCTAAGATATTTGGAATATGCCTTTTAAATAAGCTACAATCATTTTGTAGATACATAGTAGCAATTATAGTTATATAAGCGCCTTTTTCTTCTAAAGTTAATACAGAGGTATCTGCTAACCAATCAGCAGGATAAAAAGGAAAGTAAAATAGTTTTTCTTTCATTATTCCTCCAATATTTTATTAAAAGATAAATTATATTTATCTCTTATTTTTTTTATAAGTTTAATGCTAATATTTCTTTTTCCTTGTAATATCAAAGTAACCATAGCTTCAGATATTTCTAAATCTCTAGCCACCTTAGATTGGGATATTTTTTTATCTTCCATTATTTTTTTTATTATCATTATTTTTCCTTTATTAATTGTTCATAACATTGTTTGCAGTAATATTTTAATTTATGATAATGAACTGCTGCATTATCACAAAAGCTACACATTTTTAAATGTATAAGTTTCTTCCAGTGACTACTGGTATTATCTTTTTTTATTGGTTTTCTTTTAACCATTTCATATATTATCTCTTTCATATTTTTTTCTAAGTAACATTGATTTATCAGAAGATAAAATAAAATCTCCTTTTAAAATAGACCTTATATAAACTACAGAACAAGATAATTCTTTAGCTAAATCTTGAATGGTTAAATTATTTTTTTTACCAATATTATAAAGTAATTTTCCATGAGCTGTAGTTACTTTGTAATCATCTAATGTTGCTATCTTAGGCACTATTTTTTCTCCTTTACTTCTTTTCTAGTTACATAATAATCGTTTTCTTCTACTGTTCTTAAAACAAAACCTTTAGCTAATAAATTCCATAACCTTCCTTCTACTTCATGTTTGCTAGGTCTTTTTTCAAACTCCATTACATAGTTAATAACAAATTTACCCACTATAATATTCCTGAGTTCTGTAAACCTATAAATGTATAGATTATTGTATACATAATTAAAAACTCCATGTTGACCTCCTAGTCATCTAAATCGTTCCAATGTTTTGCTATCTTACTTTTCTTTTCTGGCTTCTCTTTTTCGTATGATTCAAAGCAACCATTATCTAAATTCATTTTTACATCTAATATTCTTGGGTAACCTAATTCTTCATATCTTGTTTTGCATACAGTAAAAACTGCTTCAGTACATCTACTTCCATCAGGATTTTCAAACTTATCTCTCCATAAACTAAATATATGATCTGGTTTATTATTCCAATGGGCGCTACCAGCAATGCTATATGCAGAAGGAGGTGCATTTTGCATTTTCATATCTGGTTTAGCAGGGTGCGCTAATAGCATAATATGTATGTCTAATTTTTTAGCTAATGCTGTAAGATAATCTAAACTCTTTCCTATCCATTGAGTTTCACTACCTTTTACAAAATCTGGAGTTTCTAATTTATTCCAAGGGTCAAGTATAAAAGCTGCTATACCAAACCTAGCTTTCATATCTTGTATACGATCACATACCCAATCAAAATTAGGACTATTGTTAGGGTGATTTAAAAATACAAATTGTTTTCTAATAAATTCATCTGCTTCATGCTTTTCTTCATCACTTAATTCCCATTCTAATTTTTTATGATAAAAAGTTCTTATATTTCTACGGACATAAGGCTTAACTCTAGTTTCTCCACTAAACATACCAACAGTACAGTTATATTGTTGAGCAATATTTGACCATATTTGTATAGCAAAAGAAGTTTTACCATGTCCTGGAAATCCAGTAAAAACTGAAACCATACCAGCGCCTAACATAAATTTATCTTCCCAACCTTCCATATTAGGATTATACAATTTTACTTTAGGTGGGTCTGGTATTTCATCTAAAGAGTAAACACCCTCAATAGGAAAAGGAACTAAACCTTCATTTATTTGCCATCTTAAATCATCTTTGCCCCATGCAACTAGCGCTTCATTAGCATCTTTGATATCATCAGGAAAATCAAAATACTTACATTTACCATGACCTAATATTGAAACTAAATCTTGCCTTAAAGCTAAACCACTTTCATCATTATCAGTTAATAATACAAAACAGCTTACTTTGTGCAGACCTTGTTCAATAGCATCTAATACATATTTATATTTTCTAGCTTCTTCAGGTTCTTCAGTAGATTTAGCAACAGCGCCAGTTGGAACACTTAAAATACTATCTAAACCATAGCCAGCTTCGTATAAAGCTAAAGCATCAAACTCACCTTCTACAATGTAAATAGTATTATTAGTAAGATTGTTTGATTTTAATACATTATCGAGATTATAAAATCTTTGTTCTCCACCTTTTTGTTGTTTAAAAAGTTTTTCATGTATAGCTCTAGCTTTATAATTTACTCTTTCACCTTCTAAATTGTAATAACCGAATACAATACTTTCATATTTTTCTTTACCAAACTGTGCCTGTCCACTTTCTATTCTTAAATCCGTTAGAGTTTTCTTGCTTATTTTTCTTTTCTCTGCGAACTGTATTATTTTTTTCGAAATCTCTTTCATAATATTCACCTCCACTTGTGTTACAATGATGACAATAATATACGACACCATCTGTTTTAACAGTTATACTTAAACACCTATCATTTTTATTTTTTCTAGTATGAGAACACTCAGGACATTTGTATTTTCCTGAGTGCTTAGTGTTTATAATCCAATTTCTAGTAATCATTAATTTTCCTTTATCAAATGATACTCAGCAAAAGTATTACCTTTCACTCCATTTTTTTTTCTTTTAGTTTCAATGTTATGACCATCTTTTTTAAGATTGTATATCCTAGCGCCTAAACGAAAACAACCATATAGATTTAATGCTTCTAATGGGTTTATTTTTTTATTTTCTTTTAAATGCTTCAATATAAGTTCATTTTGTGTTTGTTTCATTTTTATCCTCCTTGTTATATGGGCTTTCTTCCCAACATTTTTGTGCAGTAACAATTCCAAACCTAGAATTGCATACTACTTTTTCAAAAAATTGATATTCATTACCGTTTCTATGTAACTCAGTATGATGTTTAAAGCATAAAGGTATAACGTCTTTATCTCCTGCTCTTAAACTCATTCCTCGACTACTATAATAAGGTTTAAGCAAGTGATGGGCTTGTATATTATAATCCCCACAACTTGCCCTATCCTTCGGCAACGTACCATTTTCTCTTAATCTTTGAAAATGCTCTGATATACAACAATCTAAGTTGCTTACATATTCAACGTGCTTTTTGTTTACATACCTTTTTGACATTAAAAGCTATCCCCTTCATCTAGTCCTTTATGCGTTGCTACTACACCATTATAATAATTATCTAAAATAAATTTTAATTTTTGTGTAGGTGTCCAATCAGCTTGTCTATTTACACAACTTTGCAACACTATTAAGTAATCTTTATTTGTCATAGAAGGTTTATCATTATGAGGTTGTATTGTAGAATACCCATTATTTGTAACAACCTTACTATCAGGAAAAGTATCTTTTATTTTTTCCATATCAGCATTTATATCTGTAATAGGTTCAAATTTATTTATCCATTTATTACCATATTTATCAGGCGATATATCTACAGATATCATGTCCCCATCTTTAACTTGTGCTAGACCTATTTTAGCGCTACCAAATAATTTTTCACCAGTGGTCGTTGTAACCCTATAAGACTTTCTACCATTGTTATCTGCACTTGGTGGAATGGGTGCTTCTAGTTTACTTACTTGTATTTCCATTATATTCTCCATTTTTGGTGGCATTGAATAAAAGGAAAGGAGCTAACTCTAACCTCATCAATGCCATGTTTATAAAGCTCCTTTTTAACATCAATGTTTATACCATTTATAATCTTTTAAAAATTGATGTATTTGAAGATAATGTTTCCATACCTCCAAATCTTTTTTATAGCTTTCTACATCAAAAACATACTCTCGTATTTCCATTGTATCTTTATCAATAGCAACTATTAATCTGTTAAATGGTTTTCTATCTAATTCGTTACATAAAGCCATCATATAACCAGCTAACTGTATTCGCCATAAAGTACCATTTGATTTTTTAGTAACAGTTTTCCAATCTACTAAACATTCGCCATGTTTTTTATGCTCTAACCAAGCATCAAACTTTCCAGCATAAGGAAGTATAGAATTATCATAAACTAAATGTTCAGCTTTATATAAGACACCTATTTTAGCAACTAAATAATCATATAAAGCATATTGCATTTTTCTAATATGATTAGCTCGGTTATCATGCCCTTTATAGTAACCCTGCTCTGCCATATCACCTTTTAAATATCCCTCTATCCAATTATGAACTGCAGTTCCTATAGCTGCTTGATCAGTCCATTTTTTTTCAGCTAGTTTTTTTATATCAAATAATTTTTCTTGCAAATCAGTAATATCATTTACTCTTAATAAACCAGAGTTAGGCAACTCCTCTACTAAAGTTTCTAAATAATTTTTACGACCTGCCATAGCGCCTATACCAAAACCATCGTTTCCTTTAATAATACCACTTACACTTGCTGGTCTTATTTTTTTTCCATTATCATCGACATAATATTGATGATTTCCTTCGCTGAATTTTATGGTTATTCCTTTAAAAGTTCTACTTTCCATTTTTTTTTCTCCTGAAAAAATCTAATGTTATTAATGGTATTAATTTATTTTTTTTTGTAGTAATTGATATTGCTCTTGTAAGCATATTAACTTTACCAATTTTTTTAGATTCAAATTTTATAATTTTTTTTACCATTTTAAGTTTCCTTTAATACAAAGTAATAAGATATATATAGGAGTATAAGACTAATAAACTGCCATACACTCCATATAACATATATCTCATTACTTTAGCGCCTTATAGATATTTATAGCTTTAGAAGGCGATAAAATTTCTCTTATTTTTTCTACTCCATTACTATAAGTGATTACTTTATATAAAAATAAATCCATATCAAAATATAATCTAGCAAAACCACCTTTTATATTTTTAGTTTCCATATCTGGAACATATTTATCTTCTATCATTATTTTTCTCCTTTTCTAAATCTGCTTGTTGGTCACAATATCTATCTTGCTCGTCTATTTGTTTTTGTAATAGTTCAATTACAGCATAAATTAATTGCTCTGATTTTCTATTAGCTTCTAAATGCTTTTGTAAAGCATCTAGTATTTTATATTGATCTGTATAATTCATAATAAGCTCCTTTTAATTAAAAAATTTATTCCAAAAATCTTCTCTATCCATTTTTAATTCACTAGCCATATCATCAGCTTGAATATAAATAGCAGAAAACCTTTCGTCATCATCAGGAACACGATTGATGAGCCAATTATGCTCATCAACCATACTCTCAATAATTTCTTGTTGTATTGGAGTAAGATTATATTGTGAATAAATAGACATTAAGCGCTCTCCTTTACATTCTTCCAAAAAGTGCCATTTATATAAACAGCTTTAGCTTTTCTATATTCTGTTATAGAATTACGAATTTGTCTTATTTCAAAACAAATACTTTTCAAATCCCATTCAGTTCTTTTGCACATTTCATAAAATTCATTATAAGGAAGTTTTAAAAAATTAATCATATTCGCCAAATGATTTTTTTCTATTTGTATTCTTTTATTATAATAATTAATACCATAACTTTTTTCTTCTACTGGGTTGCTACCAGTATTATTATAATAATCTTGTTGTTTTTTAGTAAGTTTTTTCATTTTAGCTCCTTTTTTTTTATTATACATTCATCATATCGTTTTTTAACTATAAGTAAAGTAATTTATTTAACTATTTGTAAATTATTACAAACCAACCAATTAGGTGGGTTATTTAACTTTTTCCAAGTAGCAATGCCTTTAAAAACTTTATCTTTAATATAATAAGTCCTATAAGATTTGACTGCACAATCATATTTATAATTATCAGGCATACATTTAGGGTGCGATAATTTTAGTAAATCTTTATTACTGTTATATTTAGGGTGATGTGATACAGCAGTAATAACCTTTTGACAGCTATGAACCTTGCCGTATCGTTTAGTGTACTCTGAGCATAGCGCTAATGCGTGAATATATAGCCAATCATAGTGAGCTGCGTCATCACCAGCCCATAAGGTACAAGGGTGTTTTTTAAATGCTTCCTTATAAGGCACATTATGTTGGTCAAACCTATGCCATACACTACATAACATTTGAGCAGATTCTAAAGGCATTTTTACAATATGTTTATCGCACATCATACTAGCTGCTTTTACTGGGTCATTACTTAAAACAAAAATATTCATATAAAGCTCCTTTTTATAACACATATAATAAAATTAACTTTTAGTAAAGAGTAATGGTAGGAAGTAGCCATTAAGCCACTTCCTTTTTTTCTTTAGGTTGTAAATTATTTAATAATTCTATAGCTT